GTTCATGGATGATGATGACTGGTGGATCCATGAGTATGTGCTGCATCAGCTCCACCACTATGCGGCGCACACCGACGCGGATCTGCTGCCGTTTCAGTTCATCTGGCCGAATGATCCATGCGGGAGGTACTACTGGGATCACGCGGTCTACAGGATGAACATCGCGGTCTGGTCGAAGGCCTTCCGGCGGGAGCTGATCGGTGACACCAGGTTCCCGGATCGGAAGATGGACAGCGATGTGCCTTTCATGCACGCGATCCTGGACAAGAACCCGAAGATCTACTTTATTCATGAACTCTACTATTACTACAACTATCTCAGGCCAGGCAGCCAGACGGAGGTGCACGAGCGTGAGCAAATGCCCATGCAGGGGATGCCCTGACCGGACGATTACCTGTCACGGCGTGTGCAGGAAGTACCAGGAATGGAAGGCAGAGCACGAGAAGGCGCTGGAAGAGATGCGGAAGCAGAGATCGGCGACCTCTGAAGGCTGGACACGGGCACATCATGAGCGCGTCCGGCGGAAAGCCAGGGGATGGGACCGGAAACCGAGGGATTACGATTGACCACGCGCGGCCTGACGGGGCAGTGCCGGAGGCCCGGAAAGAAAGGAAGGGATCGCTCCCCAAACGAGGCCGAAGGGCGTGCCGCTGCCGGCCGGTTCAATTCCGGCCCCGCGCGCAATTCTTAGTAAATGATACGGAGGGATAGACATGGCGGAAAAGAAAACAAAGACGATACCGGTTGAAACGGCAGACCAGAAGCTGGCGGAAGCAAAGGCCAGGGAGATCGCGGTCGAGACTGCCGTCAATATGCCAGGCGTGAAGAGGGTGTTGAAGCCTGACCACCTGGGCGATATGTACGCGGCCTGCGGGAACTGCGGATGCCGGCTTGTCAATGTGGAAGAGCGGGTGAAGTGCCGGTTCTGCTGGTACTGCGGTGTGCCGATCATTTGGAAGTGATGGAGGTGAGATCATGATCAACCTGTACCGGATGCGGCAGCTGATGAGGCAGACTATCAAGGTCCGCTGGAAGGTGGAGAAGGAGATCGCAAAGGCGACAAAGATCACGGCCGTGCTGACGGGTATGCCGCACGGTGGAGGCGGGCACGATAAGGTAGCAGAAGGCGCGATCCAGATCGATGAGATCAAGCAGGCGTACCGGGAAGTGATCGCGGATCTGGAACAGATGCAGCGGGAGCTGGATCCACTGATCGACACGCTGGAGAATCCGGACGACCGCGCTGTCATGCGTCTGCGCTACATTGAAGGCTACAGCCCGGAAGACATAGCCGAAGCAATTCACAGGACGGACAGGTCTGTCTACTATTATTTGTCCAGGGCAGAGGATCAGCTGGCAAGAAAGTATCCGGAGAAGGTAACGAAATAGAACTTTTTCAGTGAATTTCAGTAAATTCTTATGGTATAGTGTACGCGGAAAACAATACCTTCACAATTTGTTTTTCTTCCTGAGCAGCCGGCTGAAGCAGACAGTCGGCTGTTTCCTTTGTTCACAATTCAGCGGGGCCAGCCGTGCCACTCCTCGCGGCTGCGGGGTAGCGCTCCATTGACGGCGAGGAGGGTCCGGGAGTGCATCATGATGAAGCGATCGAGCGCTTCTACACTACGACAGCCTGGCGGAAGTGCAGGGCAGCCGTACTCAAGGAGCATAGCGGGCTGTGCCAGCTCTGTCTGAGCAAGGGCCTGATCGAGCCGGCGGTGCACGTTCATCACATCAAGCCGCTCACGCCGGACAACCTGGATGATCCGCGGATTGCGCTGGACAGGTCAAACCTGATGGCACTGTGTGAAGCATGCCACAGCGAACAGCACCGAAAGAAGCGCTGGCGCTGCGACGCGATGGGTCACATTTCCCTGTGACCTCCCCCTGGTCAAAATCATTTTACGATTTTGGCGCAGGGCCGGGTTGAATTTTCAAAAAACTGGTCGAAGATCGTATGAATTTTTTAAGGAAGTGAGGACATGGCGAAAAAGACAACGACCTATGACGAATTGCTGAAAATGGCGAAGAGTTACGGCGTGGATCAGAACGCTTTGTTCCTGGCTGCCGCGAAACAGTACGATCTTCAGCAGAAAGTGATCGAGATGCTGAAGGAAGGCATCGAAGACGGCGACCTGACCACGCAGAAGACCTACCTGAAGGGTGAGAAGAACGATTACGCTGCACCGCTTGTGAAGGAGCTGCCGAAGCACAGCGACGCGGCGAACCGGACCGCCGGCACGATCCTGGACATCATCGTGAAGCTGGGAAAACCGCCGGCGGAGGATAAAGGGATGGAGTTGGATCTGGATGCAATCTAAGAATTACATCCTGATCTATTACCAGCAGATCAAAGACGGATCCGTCACGGTGGGCCGGTGGATTGAGAAGTGGTACGAGTACATCGTCCACGGCCTGGAAGAGAAGCGGTTCTTCTTCGACCAGAAGAAGGCTGCCAGGGCGATCGCGTTCATCCAGCAGTATTGCCGGCACCATGAGGGCCCGCTGGCCCCGCAGCTGATCCAGCTGGAAGTGTGGCAGAAGGCGATGATCTCCGTGCTGTTCGGGATCGTCGACCAGGACGGCCTCCGCCAGTTCCGTGAATCACTGTGTGTGGTCGGACGGAAGAACGGGAAAACGCTCATCGACGCAGCCATCAGCGCGTACATGATGTTCGCTGACGGGGAGTACGGCGCCAGGGCGTTCTTTGTGGCCAGCAGGCTGGACCAGGCGCGGCTCGCCTTCGAGGCCTTCTACCAGATGATCTCGAAGGAACCGAGGCTGGCACGCCTGGCAAAAAAGCGCCGGACGGACGTGTACATCGCGGAGAGCAACTCCTCCGCCATGCCTGTGGCCTTCAGCGAGCGCAAGACGGATGGCCTCAACCCGAGCTACGTTTCCCTGGACGAGCTTGCCTCCTGGCGGGGAGACGCGGGCCTGAAGCAGTACGAGGTGTTCAAGAGCGCACTGGGCGCCCGGAGCCAGCCGCTGATGTTCGGCATCAGCACCGCCGGCTATGAGAACGACGGCATCTATGACGAACTGATCCGCAGATCTACGGCGGTACTGAACGGAACGAGCAAAGAAACACGGCTTGCTCCGTTTTTGTATATCATCGACGACCCGGACAAATGGAACGACATCGAGGAGCTGAAGAAGGCCAACCCGAACCTGGGCGTCTCCACCAGTGTGGACTACATGCTGGAGGAGATCCGGATCGCTGAGGGCTCGCTGAGCAAGAAGACGGAGTTCCTGACTAAGTACTGCAACATCAAGCAGAACAGCAGCCAGGCATGGCTGACGGCCCAGGACGTGAAGAAGTGCTTCGGGAACAACCTGACGCTGGAGGACTTCCGGCACACTTACGCCCTGGGCGGCATAGACCTGAGCTTAGCGGTTGACTTAACCGCCGCGGTGGTCGTGATCGAGAAGGACGGCGTCAGCTGGTTCGATGTGATGTTCTTCATGCCGGCGAACAAGGTGCAGGAGGCCACACAGCGGGACGGCCTGCCATATGAGATCTACAGGCAGCGGGGCCTGCTGACAGTCTCCGGCGAGAACACGGTGGACTATCACGACGTGCACAACTGGTTCCGGATGCTGGAGCGGGACTACGAGATCCTGCCGCTGAAGGTCGGCTATGACAGATACTCCGCGGCGTATCTGGTACAGGATATGCAGGCGGACGGCTTCGACATGGAGAGCGTCAGCCAGGGAAGCAACCTGACGGGCGTGCTGATCGACATGGAGGGCATGATCAAGGACGGCAGGCTCCGGTGCATTAACGACAACGACCTGATGAAGGTCCATATGCTGGACGCGGCGCTGAAGTTCGAGGAAGGAACGAACCGGCGGCGCCTGATCAAGATGAGCGCGAAGCAGCACATCGACGGCATGGCCGCCCTGAGCGACGCGATCTGCATGAGACATAACTATTACGAGGAAATGGCTGCTCAGCTGAGCAACGAGAGGTGAAAGCGATGGGACTGATTGACAGGCTGTTCGGGAGACCGAAGGCCGCGGAGGCTTATGACAGCCGGTTTGAAACGATCACGGCATATCAGCCGCGGTTCACCAGCTGGGGCGGGCAGATCTACGAAAGCGAACTGGTCCGGGCTGCGGTGGACGCCAGGGCCCGGCACGTGGCGAAGCTGCAGTACACGATGGAAGGCACGGCGCGGCAGAAGCTCTACACGGCGACCAAGACCGAGCCGAACCCGTGGTACACGTGGCCCCAGTTCCTGGAGCGGTGCTCGAACATTTACGACATCCAGAACAACCTGTTCATCGTGCCGCTGCTGGACAAGCGGGGCGAGGTGTGCGGCTTCTTCCCGGTGTACCCATCAAGCTGCGAAGTGGTGCAGCACGGCGGGAAAGCGTACCTGAAATATCAGTTCATGAACGGGAAGACCCGGAGCATGGAGCTGGAGCGGTGCGCGATCATCACCAAGCACCAGCTGAAGGACGACATTTTCGGCGAGAAGAACACGGCCCTGGACAACACGATGCGGCTGGTGGATATGTACAGCCAGGGCATCATGGAGGGCGTGAAAAACAGCGCCACATACCGCTTCATGGCGCAGCTGACGGGCAAGGCCTTCGACGAGGACCTGCGGAAAGAGCGGGAGCGGTTCGACAGGAACAACTTCCAGACCGGCGGCGGCGGGCTTCTCCTGTTCGGCAACCAGTTCACGAACGTGCAGCAGCTGAAACAGGAAGGCTACAAGGTGGACGCGGATCAGATGAAGCTGATCCAGACGAACGTGTGCAACTACTTCGGCGTGCCGGAGACCGTGATCCGCAATGAGGCGGAGGCGTCCGTGATGGACAGCTTCTTCAACGGATCCATTGAGCCTTTCGCCATCAAGCTGTCGGACGCGCTGACCAAGATGGTATTCACCGAGCGCGAGCGCAACGGCGGGAACGCCATCCGCTTCCTGGCGAACCGGCTGCAGTACATGAGCGCCACGACCAAGATCCAGATGGCGCAGCAGCTGGGCGACCGGGGCGTGCTGACGATTGACGAGATCCGCGAGCTGTTCAACTACGCTCCGCTGCCTGACGGCAAGGGCGCCTATACGCCGATCCGGGGCGAGTACAAGGACGTGCGGAACCCGGATGCGGAGGACGAGGAGAAAGAGGAGGACAAGACCGATGAATGAGAGAGAGGTTCGTTTCCTGCCGCTGGAACTGCGGACGGAACAGGAAAACGACGAGGCGGCCTACATTGAAGGCTTCCCGATCGTGTTCAACCAGGAAACAGACATGGGAGAGTGGCGCGAAACCATCGACCCAGCGGCCGTGAAGGATGAAAAGATGCTTCGCGACGTGGCGCTGATGATCGGCCACGACTTCGGGAGTATCCCGCTGGCCCACAGCCGGCGGAACAACGGCTCCGGCACCATGCAGCTGACACCCTCCGAGGAGGGTGTTTTTATGCGGGCGGTTCTGGACGTGAAGCACAACCCGAAGGCACAGGAGGCTTATTCCGCGGTGAAGCGCGGCGACCTTTCCGGAATGTCGTTTGCCTTCACCGTGAATGAGGAACGCTGGGAAGACCTGGACACCGACAAGCCCCTCCGCCGGATCTCCGGATTCGGCCGGATCTTCGAGGTGAGCCTGGTGGCCTTCCCGGCATACGGCGGCACATCCGTGCAGGCCGCTTCCGATGGACCGGCGCTGGAGAGCGTGCGGGCCTCGCTGGAGAGCGCAAGGAAGCAGCTGGAAGAGGAACGGGCGGCCGCAGCTGAGGCGGAGCGCCGGACGGCGGTTCTTGCCAGGCTGGAAAATCTGAAACAGGAGGTCAAACGCGATGAAGTTTGACGAGATGACGGTGGAACAGCTGGAAGCCAGGCAGGCGGAGATCGCCTCAATGAGCACCGAAGAAGTCGCCACCGAAGAGCTCGAGGAGCGGGCCAATGAGCTCGAGGCCATCAAGGCCGAACTGGAAGCCCGCGAAGCAGCGGCCCTGAAGGCCGAAGAAGAGCGCCAGGAAGTTGCCCAGGGCAATGATCCTGTCGTGATTGATTTCAAAGAAGAAAGAGAGGACAAACCCATGGAAAGAAATTCTGTCGAATATCGTGACCTGTGGCTGAAGAACCTGCAGGGCAACCTGACCGAAGAAGAAACCCGCGCCTACGCGTCTGTGGATGACAACAACGCCGTGCCGCAGATCGTTTCCGACAAGTTCTTCGAGAAGATGAAGAAACTGGCCCCGATGCTCAGCGAGATCACCCTGCTGCGCGTTGCCGGCAACCTGAAGTTCGTGACTGAAGGCGTCCGCAACACCGCTTCCAAGCACACCGAGAACAGCGCGATTGACGCCGCTGCAGACACCATCGTGAACGTCACCCTGGGCGGCTTCGAGTTCATGAAGGTCATCCAGATCTCCCGCACCGCGAAGCTGATGAGCGTTGACGCCTTCGAGGGCTGGCTGGTTGAGATGCTCGCCGGCGACATCGCCCGCGCGATCGACAACTACATCATCAACGACGCCACCAACGGCATCGCGGCCCTGACCTGGACCACCAGCACCAACCAGATCGTGGCTGCCAATTACAGCTACGGCAACGTGTGCGACCTGATCGCCCTGCTGCCCGCCGCGTATGACGCCGAGGCGAAGTTCCTGGTCAACAAGAAGACCCTGTACGGCAAGGTCGCCCAGATCGTGGACTCTACCGGCAATCCGATCTTCGTGCCCGACACCGTGACCGGCGTCGGCGGCCGCCTGATGGGCTACCCCGTTGTGGTCGACGACTATGTCGGCAAGGACAAGGACGAGCTGTACCTGGGCAAGTGGTCCGATGTCGTCGGCAACCTGCCGGAAGACATCCACGTGGATCGTGATGAGAGCGCCGGCTTCACCAGCAACTCCATCATGTACCGCGGCATCGCGGTGTTCGACTCCAGGCCCGCCAAGGGCGACGCCATCGTGCGTCTGGTCAGCACCACGAACTGATTACAGTCTGAAGCCGACGGGCATCAGATAGCCGGGAGCGCCGCTTCACCCCTTGCGGCGCCCCGGCGCTTTTCTTTAAGGGGTGAGAAGGGGTGGAAAACATGAAAACGATGATCGCTATACCCTGCATGGAAACCGTGCAGACCGAGTTCGCCTCAAGCTTAGTAAACATGCAGAAACCCGGACAGACCCGGGCGACCTTCCTGCCCTGCAGCCTGATCTACAAGGCGCGGACGGATCTTGCGCTGATGGCTGTCCAGGAGAAGGCTGACTATGTGCTGTGGATCGACAGCGACATGGTATTTCCGGACACGCTCCTGGTCGACCTGCTGGCCGACATGGAGAACGAAAAGAAAGACATCGTCGCCGGCGTGTGCCACATGCGGAAGGAGCCCTACAAGCCAGTGCTGTGGTCGAAACTGCGGCAGGGCCTGAGGCCGGTTGAGAACGAGAGCGAGTGCCTGGTGGATTATCCCCGGGACGGGCTCTTTGAGGTGGAGGGCTGCGGTTTTGGCTGCATCCTGATGAAGCGGGAAGTGATCGAGGCCGTGCGGGACAAATACGGCGACCTGTTCGCGCCCCTGCCGGGCTACGGCGAGGACCTGAGCTTCTGCATCAGGGCGAGGGGCTGCGGGTACCGGATCTTTGTGGATCCGAAAGTGCAGGTGGGCCACAAGAGTTCGATCATCGTGAACGACACCGTTTTCCAGGCATTTCGCAAAAAACTGGGGAACGTGGACCTGAGATGACAATGAGGTGAGAACCGATGCTGAAAGAAGCGAAAAAGGCCCTCCGCGTGACGGCGACATACTTCGACAGCGAGATCGCCAGCCTGCTGATGGCCGGAGCGAACGACCTGGAGATCGCGGGCGTGGTATTGCCGGGAACGGTATCCTTTACCGTCTCGAGCGCGGACACGGTGACCGATGTCAGCACGCTGACGGATCCCCTGGCCATGCGGGCGGTGATCACCTACGCGGCGATGCGGTTCGGCAACCCGCCGAACTACCAGCAGCTGGCGGACAGCTATGACCTGCAGAAGGTGCAGCT